AAAGTGGCGATGACGAAGAATCTGAGCAGCAAGATTCTGGAGATGAGCATGACCCTGCTCATCTTGATGTTCCTTCCTACGAGGGTGGTAGTAGCACTTCTGATGAGACTGAATCTGTCACTGAGGATGCACTTTCTCAGGCACTAGAGACTCTGATTGATGACAATGCTAAGGAATGGGTGTATCTGACCACACCTGATATTGATGTCAATGACTACATTGTTCCTTTCAATGTCATTCAAGAGAATCTATACTTCCACTTCTATGGTCGGGCATTTGATTCTAAAGATAGTCAGGACTACTACTTTGGCAATCTTGAGTATGCACTAAATCACTACGAAACTTTCAAGAAAGATACTCAAAAGACTGTCAACTATCTGTGCAAGCAGTTTGAAATGAAGAAGTCTGCTGACGAATATAAGCGAGCAGCAACTTCTAAGACGGGTGTTCTTGACACCAACAAACTGTTCAAGTACAAACTCACCGAAGACATCTTTAAGAAAGTCACTGTCATTCCCGAAGGTAAGAATCATGGTCTGGTAATGCATCTTGACTGGTCTGGTTCTATGCAACACCAGATGCTTGATACTCTCAAGCAAGTTTATAACCTGGTTTGGTTCTGCAAGAAAGCAGGTATTCCTTTCCGAGTGTATGCTTTCCAATCTGGATACGGTTTTGAAGACCGTTACAAAGAAGAGATTACTCAGAAAGAAAACGAACTTGCCCTTTCTCCTGATTTTCGTTTGCTAGAGTTGTTCTCTTCTCGTCAGAACAAACAGTCTCTGGAGAAATCCATGCAACTGGTTTACACTCAGGTGTTTGCCATGAATGGTTATCGCATCAGTTGCTGTCAGGAATACAATCTTGGTGGTACTCCTCTTGCTGAGGCAGTCTATTGCACTCGTCAGATTGTTGCTCAGATGAAGAAGGTTGAGCGTGTCAGTAAGGTTAATGTCATCTGTCTCACTGACGGTGAAGCAAACCCGATGAGTTATATTCAACGTATTCCTGAAGAACATCGCTATCATGACCGAGAGTTCAAGTACTCTTATCTGTGCCATCAGCGTCACAAGGTATTCTTCCTCCGTGATAGTTTGACAGGGTATACTCGGAAAATTTCCGCTCATCCCTATGAAACTACGAAAGAGATTGTTTCTTTCTATCGTGAGATTACTGATTACAACTGGGTCGGTATTCGCATTTGTACCAAGAATGACCTAACTCGTCTGGTCCGTGAGTTTGCAAATGACGAATTTGATGCCATTGACAAGCAGTGGAAGAAAGAACGATTTGCTTCGATTAAAAAAAGAGCAGGATTCAGCGAATCTTTCTACATGCCTACTACTGGAATTGGAGAGTCTTCCCAGGATATTGAAGTGAAGCAAAAGAAAGAAGTTGCCACTAAGGCAGAATTGACTCGTGCTTTCAAGAAGCACATGGGTTCTAAGATGACAAACAAGACTATTCTTAATGCTTTTATTGAGCAAATTGCTTGACAGAGGCATCTTTTTCATATATAATCAAAACACATCTCATCCGAGTTCAAAAACATTAAAAATCTAGAGACATGAAAGAAACCAGCAGACTTGTTAAAGGAAACGCTCACTGGTCGGTTATCAAAACTGACAACGAAAGATGTTATCAACTCACTCTTGCTCTAGCAGAGTTGAATGGTGGTATGGAGGCTCTCAATGATTTTATTCATGATAGTTCTAGGGTGCAAAAGTTTTGCGGAGTGAGGCAAGTATTTGATGCTCATTGTATGGAACGAAGTGACACCGAAGAATATCTTGCTACTTCGGATGCCTTTGACAAAGGGTTTAGTAGGCATCTCCAGACCACTAGAAAAATTCGTGGTAAAAGAGTTCATACCTTTGAACGATTTAAAAAGTATTATGCGAGGTGGAAAAAGGAAAACAAGAATACCCCTGTAGAAACTACTGAACCCACTCCAGTTCCTGTAATTAATACTGATTTTTCTGGATTAAATTTCAAATTCACTGAAGCAGAAGAGACTCCTTCTACCGATATCTCGAATGAAATTGCAGATATTATTAAACTTTCTGAAAAGTTTACTACTATTGAAAGTCCTAGTGGTTGGAAAGTATCCCGATGAAATGTAAAGTACAACTCTACAAAGCAGGAACAGTCTTTCATGAGATTGTAATTGCTGTAGACTACGAAGATGCTCGAAAGGTAGCATTGGCACGAAACCCTGGCGCTAAAGTCATGGGCGTGACAGCGGTGTTCAATTGAACATCTGTCCACTAGACCCTCCCGCAAGGGGGGGTTTTCTGCTATAATTACAAGGTAATCGAGAGGAGAGTAATGCCCCGCAAGTCTGAAGTCACTACTGCCAATCTGGTTGACACTCTGACGCAGATGTTTGGTTCTGAAGTTGACGCTGACCATGTTCGCGCTGCTGCTTCCGAACTGGGTGTATCCTATGTTACTGCCTGCAAGCGCCTTAACTCGTATAAATCTGGTAGGGGTAAGTGGAATCTTACTGCTCAAGAAATTGAGCGTGCTTATGAAGCACCTTCTGCTCAACCTGCTGTTGAAGTAAATTACATTCCCGAAAAAGATGATTCCTACGTCCAGTTTGGTAACTTTCAGTCTATTAAAAAGGTTATTCAGTCCCGTCAGTTTTATCCTATCTTTGTTACGGGTCTGTCTGGAAATGGTAAAACCTTTTCCGTTGAGCAGGCTTGTGCTGCAGCGAAGCGGGAGTTGATTCGTGTCAACATCACCATCGAAACAGATGAAGATGACCTTATTGGTGGTTTCCGTCTCGTTGATGGTGATACTGTTTGGCACAACGGTCCTGTTATCGAAGCTCTGGAAAGGGGAGCTGTGTTGCTTCTAGATGAAATTGATCTTGCCTCTAACAAGATTCTCTGTCTGCAATCTGTTCTGGAAGGCAAAGGTGTTTTCCTGAAAAAAATCGGACGTTATGTTCGCCCCACTGAGGGATTCACTGTGATTGCTACTGCCAACACTAAGGGCAAAGGTTCTGATGATGGTCGTTTTGTCGGCACCAATATCTTGAACGAGGCATTCCTTGAGCGTTTCCCTGTGACCTTTGAGCAGGAGTATCCTACTGCAACTGTAGAAACTAAGATTCTACAGAATGTTGGTGCTGATGACCAGTTTGCTGAGAACCTGGTTAAGTGGGCAGGTGTTATCCGTAAGACCTTCTTTGACGGTGGTGTTGATGAGGTCATCACTACCCGCCGCCTGGTGCATATTGTTCAGGCATATCAAATCTTTGGTGACCGCCTTGACGCGATTACCAAGTGTGTCAATCGCTTTGATGATGACACCAAACAATCTTTCCTTGACCTGTATACTAAGGTTGACGCAGGCGAGGATTCCGAGTACAATGAGAACGAAGACTCTATCTGATTATGAACAAGTACAATGAAAATGCAATTCTAGATGAATTGCGTACTTACATCACCGATACCTATCGTCAGCACTATTCTACTGGTGATGATGGCATCCAAACCCTTGATTTGATTGAAGCATGTGGTGATGGTGAAGCATTCTGTCGGAGCAACATTCTGAAGTATGCTTCCCGATACGATAAGAAGGGCACTGCCCGTCGTGACATTATCAAGGTGTTGCACTATGCAGTTCTTCTACTGCACTTCAATGATAAAAATGCCAACCGTGAGGAGTATCCTAATCGATGACTGTTATTTCCCGTCCTACTATTGATGTACTGAAGAACTTCTGTTCTATTAACAAGTCCATTGTTATCAAACCTGGTAACAAGATTTCTACTCTTAGCATCAATAAAAACATTCTTGCTATCGCTGATGTCGAAGAACAGTTTGACACGCAGATTTCGATTTACGACCTGGGTGTATTTCTTGGTGGTTTGTCTTTGTTTGACGCTCCTAAGATTGATACTAGTAATACTAACTTCGTAACTGTCAGCGATGTTACTGGTCGTTCTAAGACTCGGTTCTTCTATGCTGACCCCGATATCATTACTCAACCTCCCGAGAAGGAAATCCAGATTCCCTCTTCTGATGTAAAGTTTCGTTTGGATGCTGCTGTTCTGCAACAACTTCAACGTGCTGCTAGCATCTATCAACTGCCTGACCTGTGTCTCTATGGTCACGATGGTTCTATGCAACTTTGTGTAACTGACAAGAAGAATGATACTTCTAACAGTTATTCGGTTGAAGTTGGTGAAACTGAGGATGAGTTCTGCTTCTGTTTCAAGGTTGAAAACCTGAAACTGCTTGCTGGTGATTATAATGTTACTGTTAGCAAGCACAACGTTGCTTTGTTCCAAGGTGACGGTATCAAATACTTCATTGCGTTGGAGCCTAACAACTGATGAGACACGTCCTGTTCACCCTTAAGGGGTGTAGTATGGTTCTTCTTGACGATGAGCAATACATTAGGGATGTAATCTATCATGCCAGTGTGAAGTGTCAGTCTACTTTGCTGGCACTCAACTCGCATAAGTTTGACCCTCAAGGTGTAACTTGTGTGGCAATGCTTGCTGAAAGTCATATCAGCATTCACACTTGGCCAGAGTTAGGTATGGCAGTTTGTGATGTCTTTACTTGTGGAGACCACACTACACCTCAGGATGGTGTAGAATACATGAGGCAGATGCTTCATGCATCTAATATTATTAGTCGTGAATTTGTGCGTCCTTTAGAATGAATGATTTTTTGTGGGTGGAGAAGTATCGTCCTCAGACTGTGGACGAATGCATTCTTCCTGATGCCGTAAAAGACACCTTCAAGAGTTTCATTGAGCAGGGTGAAATCCCCAATCTGCTGCTCTCTGGAACTGCTGGTGTCGGCAAGACTACTATTGCCAAGGCACTTTGTAATGAACTTGGAGCAGATTACTATGTTATCAATGGGTCCGATGAAGGTCGATTCTTGGACACTGTACGCAATCAGGCAAAGAACTTTGCTAGTACTGTGTCTCTCACTGCTTCTGCTCGTCACAAGGTTCTTATCATTGATGAAGCAGATAACACAACGCCCGATGTACAACTACTCCTTCGTGCAAGTATCGAAGAGTTCCAGAAAAACTGTCGGTTCATATTCACTTGTAACTTCAAGAATAAGATTATCGAACCCCTACATAGTAGGACGACGGTTGTAGAGTTCAATGTCCGTGGGCAAACTAAGCAGGAGTTGGCAGGTGCTTTCTTCAATCGTTGCCGAGATATCCTCCAACGCGAGGAGGTCACCTTCGCTCCTAGAGTTGTGGCAGAAGTCGTACAAAAATACTTCCCCGACTTCCGACGCACCCTCAACGAACTTCAACGATACGCAAGCACAGGGTCTATCGACACTGGCATTCTGGCGACGCTAGGTGATGCTAATGTAGACTCTCTTGTCGCAGCACTGAAGGACAAGAAGTTCAATGACGTGAAGAAATGGGTAACGCAGAATCTCGATGCTGACCCCACTTCAATCATGCGTAAACTTTATGACAATCTGTCTAATGTGATGGATGGTCCTAGTGTTGCAGCTGCCGTTTTAATTATTGCTGAGTATCAATACAAGTCTGCATTTGTTGTAGACCAGGAAATCAATCTGCTCGCTTGTCTTACTCAACTAATG